GTTTAGCATCGCGGGTTTGATAGACTGGGGTCAACAAGATTTCGTTGGCCAGTTTGAGAAGTTCAAGACGGATCTCGTAAGGTGTTTTGCTCATGTTTTTCTCCTGTGTGTATGTGTGTTGCTCAAGTCCCGCCCCTTGCAGGACAAGATTGCTACACGAGCAAGTTTACTTATAGGCACAAATCGCAGCCAACAAAAAACCCGCCTCAGCGGGGTTTGTTAAACATTGTAGTATACAATTTCCCCTGTGGCCGGATTAAAATACAATTGTTTCAATCCAGTTACATCTGTCACTGCTCTGACGTTTCCTAAAAACACATTGGCTCCTGTTACTTGCATGACCTGTGTTAAATTGCCGTTGGTATTGCCCACGTATATGGTTTGATTTGTTTGGCTCACTACAATTTCACTAGGACGAGCATTGCCGTTGTAATTGGCAATGGTTTCTTGTGCATTGTCTTTCATTACAGCACGTGATATGCCGGTTATGTTGTCGTAGGGTGGTGGTGGATTTGCCATGGTGTATTATTTATCGGGCAACAAAAAACCCGCCGAAGCGGGTTTTTCTGCTTTTGAAAAGCCTTGCAGTGATTAGCTGAAAGACAGGTTGGAAACAGCAATTTCTCCAACGTAGTCACCAGCGTTACCGAAGCTGCTGGCAGTGTTTGTCAACTCGATGTATCCATAACGAGTCATGAAGCTCACGACTGGTTCGAATGTTGTTGGGTCAAGAACAACACCGCTGCTCATCAATGGGATGTATGGGCAGTAGAATGCAGGAGCGTCAGCCTCTGAAGAACCCTTGTAACCAACCAACACAGGTGTTGTGTCGCTAGCATAAGAGTCAACGAACACACGCATAGCGCCGTTCAGTGTACCAACAAACTTGGTGTTGGTAGGAGCTTCAAAGGTACCTTCTGTGGTACGAGCGAATGCAGAAGTAGTTGCAGATTGCAACACTGTCAATGCAGCACTAGATACAACAGCGTAGTTACCAGCACCACGACGTGTACGCTGAGCGATCAGGTTAGCAACACGGTTGATCAACACAGCCAAAGCAGCGTGTTCGTCACCAACGAATGTAGCAGTACCAGAAACGGTAGCTTGGTTGTATGTGAACTCAGTAGAAGCCAAGCTGCGTAGGGACAGGAGAATCTCCTGGTCAATTTCAGCTGTAATTTCTTGAGCCAGAGCTGCCATGATTTCGGCTTCAACGTCGATACCATGCATAGCTTGTGCATCTTGTGCACTTTCAAATGTCCAACGTGCTTGCAACTTGCGAGTCTTGGCTTCAACAGCCTGCTTCAAGATTTGCACGGAAATTTGCTTACCGCCGTTGCCTTCCATGACTGCTGTGTTAGCACCAGTGTAGGCAGTTGCAGTACCTGTGTCTTTTGGCACAGTGCTATATGCGGTAGCAATAGTGAATGGGCTCAGTGCTTCCTGGCCAGCTGTGACGCTGGTTTGTGCTGTGCTGTTGTCAGTCAAGCTCTGTGCGTAACGAACACGCAGAGTGTGGATTTGACCAACAGGGCCAGTCATAGGCTGAACGCCTACCAACTCGTTAGCGATAACTGTTGGCATTACACGACGGATAACAGGCAGAATCACACGGTTAAGTGTGGCAATGTTACCGGCAGCGGTAGAACCTGCGGAAGCGTTTTCCTTCAAGTACTTGCGAGTGTTTTCGAGGATAACACCCATGCTATTGCGCTTGGTACCGTTCAGACCTTCAAGCAATGCTTCTTTGGTCTCGCCCCAGCGGCTTTCTAATAGTTGTTCTGACATTTAAGTCTCCTATAGTTTAAATTACAGTCCAGCCAAGCGCTTGAGGTCGATCACATTGCTGCGGTCTTCCTGTTCGACGTCACGGTTAGGAACAGTCTTATCACCGGTAACTGCGGTAACCGATTCTGTGATCACTTTGGGGGCTTTCACACTTCGGTCTTCCAACACTGCTGGTAGATACTTTTCGAATGCGTTTTTCAGACGAGCTGTTTGTACGCTTTCGAGCAAATTACGCATTACTTCTGCTTTCTCCTTGTTCAAGGGAGACAGCAACATTTCCATTGTGCTTTGACGTTCATTGGATTCACGAATCATACGTATTTCGCGTTCTTTGGACTCAACGACGACCTTGGCCTTCTCGGTGAGTTTGATGGCTTCCGCCAGTTGCTTGTCTTTACTGACTAGCAATGCATGCAGGTTACGAACTTCGGCTTTCTCATTGAGATGAGTAGCACCAAATTCTGCTGCGTATGCTTCAAAGATACGACGACCAAAATTGTTCTCACGAGCAACCTTGATGTCTTCTTGTAACTGATTTAGTTCAGCCTTTAGATGACTGCTAACAGCACGGCTCATTTTCTCAGCGCTTTCTTTAACAAAGCGTGATTTCAGAGTTTCAAGTTTTTCACGAGCTTCACGAACGAGGCGGACTTTGGTTTCCACTACGTCACGCTTGTCAGCGGCAAATTCTTGAATTTCACGAGCCAGAGCGTGCACCATGAAGCTTTCGAGTTTTTCGAGTCCTTCATTGTGCATCTTGCGGTCACGACGCAGTTCGCTGATTTCTTCAGCAAGTTTGGTTGTCATAAAGCTGTTGAACTTGGTTGACGACTCTTTCATCTTGCTTTGGAACTTGACGCGGTCTTCAGCAAGAGCTTGCTTTTCAGCTGCCACTTGTTGAATTTCTGCTGCGAGACCTTCTGTTACCATCTTATCTAGGGCTTCAACCATAACTGTTTTGTCATGCTCATAGCGTTGCGCAAACTCTTCACGAAGTTCTGCGCGGGCTTGTTCACGAGCTTCACTTAGCTTGGCTTCCCAGGCTTCGTTGATCTCTTGGCGAGTTTCCTCGGTGATCAGGCTGCTATCTAGCAATGGTTTGATTGCATCTAACATTAGTAGATTCTCCTTAGATTTTAAGTTCTCGAATGAGTTTTACAACTTCACTCTTGAGATACTTTTGCACTTTGTTGTCCTGACCCGATTCGCGAGCTACTTCCAACAATCTATGACCGTAGTTCATGTTCATGAGACTTTCATAAATTGCTTTGGGATAAGCATTTGGCGCACTAGGCTGGGCAACTACATCTATAGTGACTATTTCAAAGTCACTAACATGTCCTGTTCTGTCGTCAACGTTGCCGCTGCCACGACTTGAAACTCCGAGTTTTACGCCAGATTGCAACAAGGTCTTGATCAACTCGCCCATAGGGGTTGGTAAAATCTTGAGTTTGCCGCAACCAGCATCTCCATCCATCCACATGTTTTCAACACTATGGCAAACACGATCCAGGTTGATTTTGAGGTCATCTGGGTGGTCTACTTCACCTAACACCGAGTTACCGCTGCGGATCTGCTCGTTGATAGTGTTGACTGCACGATTGATTTCGTGCAAGGGATAAATTCTCTCATTGGCATTGCGCTTGTTACCTTCAATGCAGATGCCTTTGAGATAGAGATTCTTACCGTGGCCATCTGGTCCAGATTCTTCAAGAACCTGGATGTTGGCCTGATTAAAGGTAAGTTGTTCTCTTAGAGTTTTCATTGATTAACCACGTCCGCCTGGGGTAATGCTGCGGTTGTTGACGCCGCTAGCCTGGCTAGTCACTGGCTTTGGAGCAGCAGTTTTAAATGCTTTCTTGCCAGCTTCTTGTGTGCTAGGCACACCAAGTTCTTTTACAGTGTTCTTGTATGGACTGGCATCGTGGTGACCGCCGCCATCAGCACCTGTGTGCACTGGCTTGACGCTGTTGCCGATTGGGCCTTTTGCGCCGGCGTTTGCAGCCACAGTAGACTTCTTGTTGACGCTGCCTTCTTCAGAAGTCACTGGCTTTGGGGCTGCTTTGAGATCCAAAGATTCCATCATGCCTGGTGTCATTTCTTCTGTGTCGTCCATTTCAATAGCATCGCCGCCTTCGTCAGGACCAAATCCGTCGCCATCGCCCATGTCTTTGTCACCGCCCATGAGGTCTTCAAACTCGGCCATCAACTGGTCCAGCTTGTCTTCAAGATTCATGATGTCGTCTTTGGTAGCTGCTTCGTCGCTGCCGCCCATGTCGTCACCGCCCATGTCATCGCCGCCATCAACTTCAACGTCTAGTTCTTCAACG